AAGCGGATCAAGCGGATCAAGTGGAACGAGTGGTATAAACGGAACAAGTGGTTCAAGTGGTACTAGCGGTTCAAGTGGTTCAAGTGGAACGAGTGGTATAAATGGTACATCTGGTTCAAGTGGTTCAAGCGGATCAAGCGGATCAAGTGGAACGAGTGGTATAAATGGTACAAGTGGTTCAAGTGGTTCAAGTGGTTCAAGCGGATCAAGCGGATCAAGTGGAACGAGTGGTATAAACGGAACAAGTGGTTCAAGTGGTACATCTGGTTCAAGTGGTACTAGCGGTTCAAGTGGTTCAAGTGGAACGAGTGGTATAAATGGTACATCAGGCAGTTCAGGTACCAGTGGTAGTAGTGGCAGTAGCGGAAGTAGTGGAAGTGCTGGTACTAGTGGTACAAGTGTGGCTGTAGGAGGTACAACCAATACTTTGGTTAAGTTTACTAGTGGCACAACCATTGGTGATACAACTACACCAGTATTTGAATTAAGCAATAAAATTGGTATTGGTACATCTGTGCCAGTTGCTAGATTACATGTACAAAGTGGAAGTGTTGCTAATAGTACAACCTATCCTATTGTTATAGATAATCCAAGTGTAAGTGGTACTGATATAGTTGGTTATGGTTTTGCAAGTGCTGGTGTAATGAAACATAGTATTACCACCGCTATTCTTGGTAATGATTACATGGCATTCAATGTAGGTTCTGGTCCTTTTTTACGTAACCAAGAAAGAATGCGTATTGATATCAATGGTAATGTTGGTATTGGTACCACAAATCCAACCACTAAATTTGCTATAAGTGATGGTACAACTGTAATACAAATAAATCCATTTAACAACGTCGCTTACTTTGGTACGGTCAATAATTATCCAATTGGACTATCAGTAAATAATAGTGAAAAGGTTAGAATAACAGCTGGAGGATTGGTTGGTATAGGTACGATACCGACTGTCAGTCGGTTAGAAGTAGAAGGTACAGCAAAGTTTATAGAAACCATTTATATTAGAAGCGTTAGTCCACAAGATTCATCATTAATTATAGGATATCAAAGACCTAGTGACGGACCATCGTATATTAATTTAGTTTCTGATACTGTATATACTACATATGGATTACGATTAATAAGAAATTCTGGCCAGAATGGATTGGGTTTGATATTATATCGTGGTACAGGTGGATTTACAACCCAAACAGAAGACGGTGCACCAATTACATTTAACATTTATACTTCTGAAAAATTCAGAATTGATTCTACAGGCAACGTAGGTATCGGATCAACCAGTCCAGATGCTAAGTTGAGAGTAGTTGGCAATGTGTGGGCTACTAATTTTACAGGTAGTTTTAGTGGATCTATACCACAATTATCTTCATATTTTAAACAAGGTGGCAATAGCTTTGGAACAACAGCTACACTTGGTACAAATGATGCATCGGCACTTGCATTTGAAACCAATGGAAGTACCAGAATGACAATCGATACCAATGGCAACGTTGGTATAGGCACAAGTAGTCCATTAGCTAAATTACATATAACAGGTTCATCAAGTGTACCCGCCGCAATATTAATGGGTAATGTTGGTATTGGTACAAGTAGTCCTGGCACACTTTTACATTTACAAAGTTCTGTTGCTACTACCACATTAAGAATAGATAATACTAATAGTTCAAATGATGCAGCTATTCTTTTAACCGATAACAACAATCCTACAGGTGAAGGTTTTAGACTCACATACGATTCAAGTGTGGGTGATACATACTTTAATAATATTTTTCCTTCATCAGCCAAAGCATTTAGTTTCCAAAAAGGTGACTTTGGATCTGGTACTGATTTATTGACTATATTAACCAGTGGTAATATTGGTATTGGTACAAGCAGTCCTGCTACTAAGTTTGAAATGTTTGGTGGTAACATGGCATTAAAGATGACTGGGGTGACCACTGGTTCAATTCAATTTAAAAATAGTAGTGGTACAAAAATACAAGAAATAAGATACGATGATAGTGATGGCAGCATGACATTAGGCAGTGCAATTGGTCCATATCCTGTTAAATTCATAATAAGTAACACAGAAAGAGTTAGAGTAGCTGCTGATGGTAATGTAGGTATAGGTACAAGTAATCCGGTTCAGAAATTTCACATAGACGGTGTTGTAGGTAATCCTGCTACTTCAAGTACCGTTCAAGGTGGTATAGTAAGATTGAGTAATACCACTGATAATGCAGTGTTAGATATTGGTATGAGAGGCGGAGGTGCTGGAGCTTGGTTACAATCTACAGATGAAACTAGCTTAGCTGATAATTATCCATTATTGTTGAATCCAAACGGCGGTAATGTTGGTATAGGAACAAGCAGTCCTAGTGGAAAATTAGATATTGCTGTATCTTCAACAATGGGCACTTATGGTCCTGGAACTATAAATCTCAAATTAAGAAATACAAATACTTCTGAAACAAATTCAGGCGCAGTAGAATTTATAGGTTATAGTGGAAACGCAGTTTCTCCTTATCAATGGGCTACAATATCAGCAGAAAAACAAACATCAGCAGGTAATGGAAGTTATGGTGGTAAACTTCACTTGTGGACAACATCAGGAGGATCAAACGGAGAAGCAGATAGCGGAGGATATAGAAGATTAACTATAGATTCATCAGGTAATGTTGGTATAGGTACAACAAGTCCCGCAACAAGATTACATGTATATAGTGCTGGTGGAGGATTTGAATTTGGAGTTGGTTCGTCAAATTGTTATATAGAAACAATTGATAGAGCAAGTGTAGGTAAAGATTTAAATACTGGCTATTATACAAGAGGAACAGGATCATTTACTTGGAATAACGGAAGTTATACTGAAAGAATGCGGATTGATGGTGGTGGTAATGTAGGTATAGGTACAACAAGTCCTGCTTATAAGTTAGATGTAAGTGGTACAGCCAGAGTTGGAGATGTGTTTTTAGTAACAACCGCAACAACCTCAGATGCAAGAATAGAAGTTGGAAGTGGTAGAAGTGGTAACGGTAATTCTTATTTAGATTTAATTGGTGATGCTACATATACTGATTATGGTTTAAGATTGATTCGTTATGATAGTGGCGCAAACTCAAATAGTAGATTAGAACATAAAGGAACAGGCCAACTACAATTATTTGTATCAGAAGCAGGTTCTCTCACAATCTCAACAAATTCTTCTGAAAGAGTTAGAGTAGATAGCAGTGGTAATGTAGGTATAGGTACCACAAGTCCATCTCAAGTATTGCATGTTGTTGGTAACGTAAAGTTAAATAGTGTATTTGGTGAAGCATCTACTACAGGTGTTACCGCAATAACTCATACCACAGATAGTACACAACCAAGTATGTATTTGTGGGGTAAGGATCATGCTACATACCCAGGCCAAGTTCATATAATTGGAAGATCAGATAATGCTTCTGCCGATGCTGGTAAAATAGCATTTTATGATTATAATGGTTCAGGTTGGGACTTGAACATGGTTATTAATAAGAGTGGTAATGTTGGTATAGGCACTAGTAGTCCTGCTTATAAATTTGATCTTTATGATGGAAATCAAGATGTAGCTAGATTTTATAACAATCAAACTAGTTTTGGATTAATTTTAGGTAGTACAAATAATACATTATTTACAAATCTTCTTTGGACAACAAGTACAGGTAACGCACAATTCTTCAAAAATAGAAGCAGTACAAGTTGGGGTGGTGCAGATTCTATGAATTTATACACCAGCAATGGTGGATTTGCATTTCATCCAGCCGGTACAACAAACGCTGTATATTTTGCATCTAATGGAAATGTTGGTATTGGTACCACATCACCAATAAGTCTTCTTGATGTAAGAAGTGGATTTATAACTGCCGGTACAGGAGTATCAACTAGTGGTACCACAATAATTGCTGGTTATTATACTAATGGTAGTTTAACAGTATTAGGTACAGAATATAGTAGTGGTGGTCCAATGTTAGGATATGGTGTAACACCATCTACATCCGGTACAGGCGCATTTTTAAGTTCAACTGGTGTTAATGTTTATAGATCAGCATATACACAAGATGGTGCAAATCATAAATGGTATACAGGTGGTGTACAAACGGTTGCTATTGGTAGTGCAGTAACTACTAGTGAAAAGATGAGATTGGATACCAATGGTAATCTTGGTATTGGTACGAGCAGTCCTCAGACACTACTACATGTAAACAATGGTGAAATTTGGGCATTTGGTGCTACCAACGAAAGAATTTTGTTGGGTGATAGTACAAGCGCAGGTCAATGGGGTGGTTTTAGATGGAACACAAGCAATGATAATCTTCAAATAGTACATAGTGGTTATTTAAGTGGTGCAACTGGCGCAATAGAAATTGTTAGTAGTGGCAATGTGGGTATAGGTACTACTGCTCCTGTTGCTAAGTTAGATGTTGTTGGCGATGTAAAAGTAGGTAGTGGTACCACATCAGTAACAAGAGTAACAGGCAGTTTGCATGTAACTGGTTCAATCACACTAAATGCAAATAGAGATAGTAATTGGCCATTCCTAATTAGTGATCCAAGTACAACTGGTGGTAGCAGTAGATATCAATTAGGCAAAGTTGGAGCAATGGGTTTCAACTATCCAGATAGTTATGCTCAATTACAAATAATAGGTGCGAGTGGTGCTTATATTGATTTAGGTAATTCGGGTACTGATGATTATGATGCTAGATTAATTTATTATACTAATAGTAGACTTGATTTGACATATGGTACCACGATGACTTTAAATTCTACAGGTGTTGGTATTGGTACAAATAGTCCTGCTACAAAGTTTGAAGTTTATGGAGTTGGTAGATTTACAGATGCAACTGGTACAAGAATTTTACAAATTGATCCTACTACAAGTTTAATTGCAATTTCTTCAACATTTTATAGTGGTGGATATGTACCAATCGCTATAAGTACAGGTGGCAGTGAAAGAATGAGAATTGCTACTGATGGTAATGTTGGTATTGGAACAAGTAGTCCCGGTTATCTCTTAGATGTACGGGGTGACATAAGAATAGGTAATGGCAGTTCGAGTGAACAGGACATAAGATTTGTAAGTTTGAATGGAGATTGGCAAGTAGGAACAAATAATGGTGGAAATGGTACAAATAATAATCAATTTTATTTCTTCGATAGTACTTATAGATTAACTATTCAAAATGGTACTGGTAATATTGGTATAGGCACAACAAGTCCAAACACATTGTTACACGTACAAGGTACCAATCCTTTTGTCAGAATAAATAATGCTTCTACTGGTGATCAAGGAATAAAAATAAGTTATAACAATTCTGAAACACATGGTTTGCATTTGCTTTATAATCCAAATAACGCTGTATCTTATATTGATAATACTTATCCTACTAGTACAGGTCAAGTATTTGGTGACATCTATTTTAGACAAAATGTAGCGGGAACAATGACCACTCGTATGTCTATCAAAGCGGATGGTGGCAGTGTGGGTATAGGCACCACAAGTTCACCAACAATGTTACAAGTAGTAGGTACAGGTGTAGCATCGGTTGGTACGATTAATATCAAAGGATCACAAGCTCATTTGGGATTGACAACCGCGGCAGGAACATTTAAAGGTTGGTATGGTTATTATAATTCAGCTACACATGGATCGGATTTAGATTTAAATATAAAAACCGGATATGCAGGAGGTAGCAATATTAGACTCTCAGCAAATGGAGATACCACGGCGGCTCAATTATTTATTTCTGGAAGTGGTAACGTAGGTGTTGGAACAACTGGACCAAGTACAAAATTGCATGTATATGAAGCTGGTGCATCGGATGTAATTGCAAGATTGACTCCTGCAAATGTATCATATGATGCATTGTTACAAATGACGGGTCAAGGCAATAATATGTCTGCTGAAGGATTTGAGATTTGGTATTCAAATACGATAGGTGATGTTCATTTGTCCACAACTTATGCAGATGATGCAGCTTCGATACATTTTCATACAAGAACAGGCGCAAGTAAGAGTACATCCAACGAAAGATTAACTATATTGGGCGGTGGTAACGTAGGTATTGGAACAACTGCACCAGCTTATAAGTTGGAAGTAAATGGTAGTTTTGCTGCTTCAACCAAGAGTTTCAAAATTGATCATCCTACCAAACCAGGCAAAAAGTTGGTATATGGTAGTCTCGAAAGTCCATATCATGGTGTAAGATTAACAGGTAAAGATACATTGGTTGGTGGTAAATGCGTTGTAAATTTACCTGATTATATTTGCAAATTGGTTATGTCAGATAGTGTAAACATTCAAATTACCCCAATTAAGTGTGGTAAAGTAATTTATGTTGATGAAATATCTGTAGAAAATAATTATTTCACCGTCAAATATGATAAATCTATGTTGGAAAGTTATAAAAACTATGAATTTTTCTGGGATTTTACCGCAACAAGATGTGATGTACCAGAATTGCAAGTAGAAACATAATTAGTCTTGGTTAGTGTCACAAATGTTATATTTATAATCATATGGCAGATATCGTAATAAATCCAGCGATTGGTAAAATTGATTTTTTCACAACCAAAGGTGAAAATGTAACCAACACTTTAAGATTAACAGGCAACACATTGCTTGTCACAGGTCCATTAAGTGCCAGTTCCATATCAACAGGTGGTGGTGGAGCATTCGTAACATCAACACAACCAACATCCAACTATTTAAGCAAATTTACAGGCAATAGTACCATAGCAAATAGCTTGATTTATGACAATGGTACAAACGTTGGTATCGGCACCACCAGTCCTGGTGCCAAACTAGCTGTAATTGGAACATCATTAACCGATCCAAACAACGACGCAACATCCCGTGAAATATTTTATGCTCTCAATAGAACAGTGGCAAGTGCAGCCGGTAGTACAACTTTATTGGGTTATTTAACTCCAACTGGTAAATCAGATCACGCCACTATTGAAATTTATCATCACGATTGCGGTACAATCGAATACATAAAATATGAATTGGTTAGTCCATATTATGTCGGAACAACAACCGATTGGGTACAATTACCAACTATAAATAATATCTCCTACACAGGCGCTTTAACTGGAGTTACTGTAGATGCTAGATTAAGCGCAAATTTTGCAAATATAGAATTGAGATTGAGATCGCTAGGTGATTCATGTGGAAACATGATTGTTTATGTTTCTATCAAAACCAATTGTACATTTACACAACAAAGCACAACTGGTACAGGTGGAACTATTGCTGGATTATTATGTAACAATGCTTATCAATTTCCGGTTGGAGCAAACAGATTTGAAGGTACAACAAATAGAGGTCTATATGTAGTAAATACAGGCAATGTTGGCATTGGCACGCAAAGTCCAGTTGGCAGATTTGATGTTCGTCCTGATTCAAGTTGGGTTTCTGCCGGAGCATTTGTGGTAGATACAGATGGTAGCAATAATCCTAGAATTCGTTTGTATAGACCAGATGGAGCCAGTGCTACCACATCATATCCAATTCATATCAGAAATGACTCAGGCAATTTAAACATTCTAACTGGTAACGCAGCTACATTGGGTTCAGAAACAGTAACAAGTAAATTCTATTTTACATCTGCTGGTAATTTAGGCATAGGTACCACAAGTCCTAGTTATAAAATAGATGTTGTTGGTGCTGTACGTTCAACTATTGATAATGATTTTAGTTTTGTATTAAAAAGAAGTGCTACAAATGTATGGACTGGTTTGGGTTATTATACGGCCAATAATAGTAAGTGGTTTGTTGGACTACGTGAAACCGGCGATGATAATTTAAGATGGTATAATTATACAAATTCCGCAGAAAGAATGGTTTTGACTGAAGCTGGTAGTTTGGGTGTAGGCACAACTAGTCCTGCTACTAAATTAGACATATATGGACCTGTATCTGTAAGAGGTACAACGGTATTAACCACCAACTTTGATTTAAATGCGGGTAACGCAGCCGACATTTATGGAAATATTAGAGTATTGAGAGGTGCATCACTGAATGATGGTATGTACATCGGTTATGGTGGTGCGGGTGGCAACTTAAAATTCTTCAGTAATAGTGGTACAACTGAATTCATGACAATTGCGACTACTGGAAATGTTGGTATAGGTTCAACAAGTCCGGCCGCTAAATTAGATATAGCAGGTACCAACACCACAATTGCTTTATCATTTGGTACTACGGTTCCAAATAATCCATTATTCATAAATACTTATGGTTCAAATACTGGCATAGGTATGGATCAAGCAACCGCTGGTTTAAGATTGGTTGGTGATTATGGTGGCGGAACCAATCCATTGACAGATATAGGTTATTATACAGGTGGATCAGTATCTCATGCAAACTGGGTAAGTAGATTTAAAGTAGTAAATAGTGGCGCAACGGTGTTTACCGCCAACGTATATCATTCAATAGGTAGTCAAAGATTATTCGCGGGTAGTGGTGGAACGCATAATTACATTTATACAGGCACAACAATGCTTAATTTTGTTAATGCGGCTGATACCAGCACTTTGATGACCCTTTTGAATGGTGGTAGTGTCGGTATAGGTACTACATCGCCTGCACATAAACTAGAAGTATTAAATACAGCAAATAGTGCAACTTATGTAAGAATAAACAACCAAAATAGTGGTGCTGCCGCTTATACGGGTGTGGATTTACAAAGTTATGGTGGTGGATGGCAAGTAAGAGTGCCTGCAAGTGCAACATTTGCAAATTCATTACAATTCTCATTTAATGATGCTGAAAGAGTTAGAATATCATCTGATGGTAATGTAGGTATAGGCACAAGTAGTCCAACTGCTACGTTGCAGGTTGGAACAAATTCCTCAGCGGTCGTTAATGATAATAGTGTTATTGCAAGAATTGGTGGTTCTAGTGCCGCTGGCAGAGTACATACTTTGACATTAGCAAATACCGCAACAGCTACAATTAGTAATGAGTCAGCAATGTCTTTTATAGTAGCTGGCAATTATTCAGCAACAAGTATAATAAGCGCAGTATTAAGAAACACAGGCAATGCAGCAACCGATCTTGTCTTTACAAATTACAATGGTAGTTTACAAGAAAGAATGCGTATTTTATACGATGGTAATGTTGGTATAGGTACAACAAGTCCTTTGTCAAAACTTGATGTTAGAGGAAATTTGTATGTAAATTATGGAGTTAATGGTACTGGTTATGTTCAAACAAATGGTTCTGATAGTGATTTACAAATTACCACTGCAACTAATTTAACCACTTTAATGAACACAGGTGGTAGTGCTGGATTAGCATTTGGTGCAGGTAATAGTGAAAGAATGCGTATAACCAGTGGTGGCAATCTTGGTATAGGTACCACATCAGGAACATTTACTTTAAATGTTTATAATAATGCAGATGTATGGCACGCAAGATTTGGTAGTGCAGCTGGAGAATTAAGAATAGGTGGACAAACAAGTAGCGGTGCTGTTATACAATCATTTGTTCCTGGTAGCTCAACCGTTAGAGATCTTTATATACAAAGAGATGGTGGTAATATTGGCATAGGCACAACAGTTACTGGTTATAAATTAACAGTAAATGGTGATTTAGCTTTCAATGGTGGTTTAAGCACCAGAATGTTGGTATCTTATACAAATCTGACAAATGGTGAAGATTGGGCAAATAGTCCAATAAGCATACGAGAAAGAGATCAGGTATCAAATACTCAATTGGCTGATAAGTATGCTCCAAATCTCAATTTTCATTGGGCAAATAGAGCCTCTAAGAGTGTTTGGATGGATGCAAATGGTATATTAAATTGGGGTGAATATGATGCTAGTGGCATACCAGCCGCAGATGGTACATTTAAAACTGCAATTTTATTAGCCACATCCAATGTTGGTATAGGCACAACAAGTCCAACTCAAAGATTAGAAGTTGCTGGATATGCAATGGCGGGAGAAAGTTCTTATAGAACTAGCATATATGGAAATGCAAGTGGAGCGTGGATTGGTTTTGGAGATACAAGTAATACCATATCTCTTGGAAGAATTGGTGCATATAATGGATTATTTAATATTAACAGCCTTAACGGAGATACATCTTTTCAATATAATGGTAGTGAAAAGATGCGTATTACTACAGGTGGTAACGTTGGTATAGGTACCAGTAGTCCATCAATAAAATTAGCTGTTGATGGAGAAGCTAGTTTTGGTGATGGCAGTAAACTTACACTAATTGGTTTGGATATCAATAGTGGAGTTACACCAAACTTCATAAAGATCAGAACAAAAATTCCTTTTGCATCTGGAGCAGCAGATTTCACCATTAATATCAAAGGTTTCAGATATGGTGGCGTAGAAAGTACTAGTTTGATGATTTGTTGGCATTATTATTTGAGTACTTTTTATAACCCAACAATTAGTTCAGCTGGTAGTTATGCTCCAACGGTTAAGTTATCTGCTGAAGATTGGGATTCTTCAGGTACACCCAAAGTTTGTATTGTATTAGTAGGCCCCGGCTATTGGCCTAAATTATATGTGGAAAGCATGTATAGTAGCAATTATAATGATGCTTATGCCGATGGTTGGGATTGGGTAGATGCAGATGCTACAGGTACAGGAAATAATTTAGCAATATTAAGTTACAAATCTAATTTTGGTAATAGCTTTGTAATGACAAGTGGTGGCAGTGTAGGAATTGGATCTTCCAGTCCGAATTATAGATTGGATGTAAATGGCATAATCGGATTGGGTGGAGGAGTTGCGTTTGCTGAATGGAATGGAAATTATAATAGAATATACGAGCCAGGTGGAAATATCGCATTGCTTCTTGGTAACGCAAATGATACAACAAATTATTACAATAACGCATCTCATTATTTTAGAAATAGAGCCGGAAATACCATTTATGCGGTAATTAATAGTGATGGTAATTTAGGCATAGGCACAACAAGTCCCGCATCAAAATTTCAAATAGGAAATCTTACAAGCACCTCAACTTCTGCTACAGAAAAACTAAGTTTGGGAGGAACATTTAGCAATACTCCAGGCGCAAATGTTAAATTAAAAGTTTATGAAGACGCTTCATCAATTGGAGGTATGAGCGTTTCTTCAGGCCAGATGGAAGTGAATACATGGGGTACTGGTAAAATAGCATTTTACAGAGGAACCACTCAATCTGCAATTATTGATGCTAATGGTAATTTGGGTATTGGTACATCGAGTCCAACTGCTAAAGTAGATACGCTTGGAGTACGTATTGGTAGAGATTTTTCTTTAGCAAATAGAGCGACAGTAAGATTGGATGCAAATGGAACATCTTATCCATCGGATATTTTATTCGGACATACTGCTGCAGCAAATCAAGATGGTTGGAACGGAGTTTATTGGTCATTAAGTTCAAGAGCCGCGGCTAATTCAAATAGATTTTATTTTTATAGAGGTTCTGGAAATCCTGCTCCAAATAATTCTGAAGTAGTAATCATGTCGTTTGATCCGAGTTTAAATGTTGGTATTGGTACTGAGAGTCCAGCAACAAGATTAGATGTTCGTGGTGTAATTCAAGGTCAAAGTTATGCTGTAGTAGATACAAGTGGTACTGGTCAATGGGTAAAACTTGGTACATTAACAATTCCACAAAATGGTTATACAGCTCATATAAGAGCCTATATACACGCCGGATTCAATGCTCTAAATAGTCAAGATTATTATCTAGATATTTTCTTCAAAACATCCAATGCAAGTAGTGTTGATGCTAATGGATTTGCTGGTAATAGCTGGTATTATACAAAAGGATATACCACATCTGATCCAGCACCAAAATGGGTTGGTAATGCTGCTGGAGTAAGTGCTACTGCATATGATTTGTATTTATCATTACCAGCTTTTACAAATCGTTCACACTATATAGTTGAAATTGTAGATGGTGTAACTTGGACAAATGTTGGATCACTTGGTCAAACCAATCCCGGCAATGGTAGTAGTACCGTTTGTGTATCAAGTTTAGGATTTACTTTACCAATAGGCAGTGTGGGTATAGGTACAACAAGTCCATCAACTAAATTGCATATCTATGAGAATGCAAATAGAGTTACATATATATCACAAAATGATAATCATACTGCGAGATTTGAAGCTTATGGAACTGCAACAGCCATCGATACAACCGCATCAAATGGTATTTTCTTTAGAATAAACAGTGGAGATATTGTTAAATTTGCAGCCGATGGTAATGTAGGTATAGGTACATCTACCGCTACAGCACCACTTCATATTTATAGAGCTAGCAATCCATGGATAAGATTAAATGGTGGTGGTTCGTTTGGATATATTCGATTGGATGATGGTACTAGTAATGGTTATTTATTTAAAAATACAAGTTCTGATACAAGCAATGGCGCATTAGCAGGGGCGATGTACACTTATACCGATAGTGGAAAAGCATTTCAACATATTCATTCAGGCACACCATTATTTACAATATTAAGTGGTGGTAATGTGGGTATAGGTTCTACAGCACCCGCTTATAAATTGGATGTAAATGGAACATTTAGATCTACCGGAGATTTATGGACCAATGGAAATATCATAATAAATAGAGCTGGTGCTTATTTGTATATTAATGGTACAAACAGTGACTCAGAAATAGTATGGCAAGCAAATGGTAGCAATCGATGGGCAGCAGGTATGAATGTAGGTGATGCTACAGAAAATTTCAACGTCTATAACTACACAACCGCTACAACAAATTTTACTATTCTAAAAGCTAATGGTAACGTAGGTATTGGGTCTGCAACTCCTGCTTATAAATTGGATGTAAATGGTATCCTAGCCAGTGCTGGCTCTCCAATTGCTTGGTTTTCTGGAAATTATAATAGAATATACGAACCAGCAGGTAATCCAGCATTGTATCTAGGAAATAACAGCGATCCTGCAAATTATTATGATAATAGTACTCACTATTTCAGAAACAGAGGTGGTAGTAGTAATTATGCAATCATAAATAGTAGTGGTAATTTAGGCATAGGCACAACAACCATTCCTTCTCCATTAACTATTTACAACAACACCGATGTTTGGCATTTTAGACTTGGTAGTTCAACTGGTGAATTAAGATTCGGAGGCGCAACAAATAATGGTGCGGTTATACAAGCTTATACACCAGCTGGTGTAGTTAGAGACTTATATATTCAAAGAGATGGTGGTAATGTTGGTATTGGTACGTCATCTCCTACGGCAAAGTTAGAAGTGGTTGGTTCTTTAATAGCCGGTGGAGTAAATAATGGATCAGTAATTTTTTATAGAAATACAAATCCAGGCACAATTGGTAACACCGATGCTGTTTTATATGTTTCTGATAGATCAAATTCTGACTGGGGTATTATAGTTGATAAAACTGGGTGGGATTACGGATTGAGATTAAACGTTGCTAATTCATCAACTAATGCATTTGGTATATATGATGGATCTACTTATAATACTCTATTATACGGTAACGGTGGTGGATATTTCTTGGGAGATATAAGCATAGGTACTTCATCTACTCCATCTGCTAGATTAAGACTTGCATCTTCTAATAATAGTAGAGTACTTTGGTTTACAGGAGCGACAACTGGCTATACATATGGTCAAATAGACAACTCCGGTGGTGCATATTATATTGGAATGTCGGATAACATTGGCCAGTTCTGGGGATCTACTCCATATGCTGGTTATCACGCTACATTGGGCACATCAGCAAATATTCCACTTACATTTGCAACAAATAATTTAATAAGAGTATTGTTAGATAATAACGGTAATCTTGGTATAGGCACAACAAGTCCAAGTAATAAATTAGAAGTTGGAAATTTTCTTGATGCTGTAACAAATAAAATAATAGTATCTGCTAGATATGAATATCAACCCGAATTCAATTTTAAATTAGGACAATCTGGAACTAATTATGATTGGATAGGTGGAGTTATTTCTTGTGGTGACGATGGCAATTATAATGGTGTAATAAATTTCAAAACTGCTAATGCTGGTAGAGATACTCCTACTACAAAAGTGGTAATAAAAGCCAACGGCAATGTTGGCATAGGTACCACAAGTCCTGGTTCTAAACTTGATGTAAATGGTACATTTAGAACTGCAATAAATAATCTAACGATATTTAATGATTATATTTATGTATCACCAACAAATAATAACACATTAAATTCTGCATATTTTGCTAATAGTATTGCAGATATGTGGATAAATTTCCGTGGATATAATGATGGACAAACACAATTTAGAAATTTCAATGTTGGTAATGGTAAAGGAGAAAATATTGCTTGGTTTGACGGAACAAATAAGAGATTGTCAATTAATAATGGGCAAACAGCAAACTACACTTTAGATGTAAATGGTACAATTGCTTATACTCCATCTGTAGGTAATCCTATATTAATATCAAATGATGGTACGTATGGCACATCAGGGACAGGCAGATATGTTGCGGTTGGTTTTGGTGGATTAGCTAATGGTGCCAATAAAATATTTGCACACAACACTGGTGAAGATGGAATATATATTTGTTCAGCTACTTCAAGAAATATTAATTTTAGAGCAGGCGGTAGCGCAACAGATCATGTTACAATTAAAAGTGATGGTAATGTTGGTATTGCTAATACTACTCCAGCTTATAAATTGGATGTGGGAGCAGTTGGTAGCAATAGTGTGAGTGTAAGATTGACTCCGGGTTTTGAACGTGTTAGATATAATGGATTTGATTTGATAGGATATAATGATGGTAATTTGTGGATGATTGGAAATAATGCTACAAATACTTTAATTTTAGGTGGAAGTTGGGATTGGGATAGACAAATTGCAATTGCGTATACACCAGCAACAACAGGATTAGCTGGAGGGTCTCTTGAAATAGGTCAAATGACCAAAAACAGCGCAAATTTCACTCATGGTAATACAAGATTTTATACAAATGGTGTTGAAAGATTACGTATACAATCCGATGGTAATGTAGGTATAGGCACAACATCAGCAGGTCAAAAATTGGATGTTTTTGGCAGTATGGCAGCAACTATATACTATGATAGAGATAATGGTGCTTATTATGTTGATCCAGCAGGTACAAGTAATTTAGTTGGTTTAACTGTTTCAAATACTATTACTGGTAATATCACTGGTAACTCAGGTGGTTCATCAACATTCGTAGCAAGTCTTGGTAGTGGCTTAAATTATGATATTGATAGAACCACAAAGAGAGCTGGTTTAAGTCACTATAGTGGTTATAGTACCGGCACCAATAGACCAACTACATATGATTATACTCTTCAAGTAACTGATGGTAGTAAAGGTTGGGAAATCAGTATGGATTGGATCGCAACAACAGGTCCAGCTATATATGCAAGATCATTAAGAGATTGTTGTCAAAATTGGTCAAGTTGGGTTCGTATATTGGATAGTGCTAACTACTCATATGCAGCTAATATGAATCAAAATGTTAGAACCAGTGATAGCCCTACATTTGCAAGTTTAACAATTAGTTCCAACCTAACTATCCAAAAATATAACGACAGAAACTTGTTGATAAAAGGTACAAGTGGTACTGACGCTGGTATTTTAGGAAGAGGTGCTTCGGATCAATTTGCGTTTCAATTATATGGTAGTGGTGGTGGTGATTACGGATTTTTAGATGCAGCTTGGGCTAATTGGGACATTAGAAAGGTTATAGACGGCAATTTGTTTTTAAATGGTGATAATACTTACTACTTAAACCCAGGTAGCCTTACTAATCTACTTGGCTTAACCGTTGTAAACACTATTACTGGTAATATTAATGGATATGCAAATTATGTTTCGGCTCAAACAAATCCTGGTGGCGTATTTAACGTAGGATTAACTCGTCCAAAAGGAGCGTCATACACAACAACGGCTAGTTCGGTCACAGGAGCAATTAAAATTAAAATGCCACCGGGAATGCCTGTTCATGGCATGTGGAAAATGACCATAAAAATTTATGAATATGGTTCAAGAGGAAATGGATATACAATTGAATGTGGATGTCATCTATATCCAAGCACTGCATACAACAGATATCAATATGCAATGGGTGTTGATGCTAATATAGCACTGCCAATACGATATGGAACCGATGGAACATCTGGTTGCATTTGGATTGGAGAAAATGCCACAACTTGGTCTTATCCGCAAATTCATGTAACAGAGTTTTCTAATGGCTTTAATAATCCTGGAAGTATAGATTGGAACGCAGGAACTTGGGGTGTTACAATTGGTAATATAGACAATTCCGTAGCGGTTGATGGACCATATACAATAGGTTTGCCATTAGCTTCAACTGCTACTACTGCTGGTACTTGTACTGGTACTGCAAATAGTGCTACTTTTTATGCTAATAACGGCAGTTATGGTTCTTGGAAAATAGGTGGGACCAGAAATGGTTGGTATGGTATTGAATTTGAATCTGGTGTAAGTTTGATGGTAAATAGCACCGAAGTAGGATTTCATAGAAATGGTATCGGATGGCAAATGAGATGGTCTGTTGGAACCGGCTATATTCATAAAGGGAGTAATGGAGGAGGAACAGAAGCTACAATATTAGATTCTGTTAATGCATCTTACGCATGGAATATGAACCAAAATGTAAGAACTTCAGATACTTGTTCATTTGCAGGATTGACTGTTTCAAATACAATCAACGGAAGCATAACGGGTAACGCCGCAACTGCTACATCAGCAACAACTGCTACATCAGCAACAACTGCTACATCCGCTGGATGTGTAAATTCAGATACAGGAAACGTTGGTGGTAATAGATTACAATATTGGCAAGTTTCTGGAGATACAAATTTAAATCCCGATACACAATGGTATAATGCTATTCGTATGGGTCATGGTGATCCTGTAACTTATTATAGCAACACACTTGCTGTAAGAATGACTGGTGGAAATCTTGGTGACATTTATACAAGAACCACCACAAATGGAACTCCTGGAACTTGGAATAGATTCTGGAACAACAATAATGATGGATCTGGTTCTGGTCTTGATGCCGATTTGTTAGATGGTTTGGATGTACATACCGGAAGAAACAATGAAGCAAATAAAGTAGTAAGAACCGATAGTAACGGTTATATACAAGCTGGTTGGATTAATACAACATCAGGTGATATGCCTGATACTGAAAGTATCGACAGAATATATTGTTCAAACGATGCATATGTTCGTTACAAAGGTGTTGCAGATTTCAAACAACAAATTGGTTTAACTTATAAAAATGCAACTCCAAGAAGTGTTAGTACAACCGATACCAATTATTGGACAGGAATGATGGGATGGTCAACTACAGACTTCAATACAATGGTTACATGGGGATGTGGATTTATCGACAGCTGGGGTAGTCCAGGTAATTCTCCCGGTGCTGGATATACACATTTCGTTGGTTTACAGTCATTTCACTATACAAATGGTGATACTGATGGTACAGATAATTATGGTTATCAATTAGTAGCAGGTAATGGAAATACTTCACCATTGTATCTAAGAGTTAACTGGGGTAGTGCTGGTTCTTGGAGAACAATGTTGGATAGTTCAAATTACAATAGTTATTCTCCTAGTTTGACAGGCAATGGTGCAAGTGGAAATTGGGCTATAAATGTCACAGGCACAGCAGCTTCAATCAGCGGTTTCAACAATCCCGCAACTGCCGCAACCGTAAGCACAATTGCTTACAGAGATAGTAACGCAGACTTGACCACAAGATATTTCTTGGCAAATAGAACATCTGCGGCTGTCGGACAATGTGGTATTCAATTTCAAACCGCGGCAGCAACAAAATGGTGGATATATTTAAGACAAAGTGATGATAACGTACTAGCCTTTTATACATCCAATGCTACTGCCGATGATGTGGTTCGTATGAGTTCAACTGGTTTGGGTATCAAGGTAGATCCATCCAACAGATTACACATCAATGGTGATAATACAAATCCAGCAATTCGTGTGGATAATGGTGCGATAAATACATCCGCAACATCTAATAGTAAAACATTCTATGGATGGTTACCAATATCTATTGCTGGAACAACAAAATGGATTCAATTATATAATTAACAATTTATGGATAATATAGAATACACAATTTGTAGATACGAACTTTACCCACCTGAATTTCATACTTCAATTGCGGTTGGATTTTTGGTGAGAGATACAAACACCAACGCTTCAGGTACACTGGAACATCAAGTTACATTGGAAGAAGCAAGTGGTAAAACTCAATCCGAAGTTTGTGATCTAGCTTTTTCAAAGTTAACAGATAGAAATCAAAGTTTACTTGATTATTTTCAAAAAATAAGAAACAATGTAGTTGGTAGCTATTTTATACCATCTTGATAACTTCTCGTTGCAAAACTACGTTGGGATCTATCATAACCTTATATCCCAACTTATTTGCTTCCATACACCAATTAACATCTTCGGATGCAAAATATTTCAATCGTTTAACTCGAAACAATTCAGGTTTAAACCATGGATATGTCATGTTTTCAAATACACCATTTTTAACCAACATAAATCCAAAACCAGTTGCAACCACAGGAAAAGTATCATATTGTTTTTTCATATCGTTAACTTCCTGAACACTCATCATTTTAAAACATCCGTTCTTTCTATAATAATCTTCATCCCAATATTGAAGAGTCGTATAGTACTTAGTATCTTCAGTTGGATATACACCACCAATTATATCCACATCATGATCCAACAATTGTTCCAAATGTTGTGGGGTAAATAATATATCACTATCTATCCACATTATATAGTCATAATCAACCTTGCCACCAAATGGTTTTTGATTAGGACCACCCAAACACATATTTCTAACACTATAACAATCCTCATGAGATCGCTGAGCTACATTGATTTGATAGTTTCTTTGTAAACAATGAATCAATAGATTTGTCCAACAAGTCAAAAACCTACCACTATATTCAGAACCAGGTAAACAAAACAATATTTTCATTCAACACATACATATAATAGTTTAAAATATAATTAACAATTTGTACAACTCAAACTATATTTATTAGTTAAACAGATTAATATATTATGAGCGAAAACGTACCAACAATTACATGGAAAGTAACAAACCTAGATTGTTATCCAAAATATGATCAAGAAACAGACGTTGTATTCACAGTCCATTGGGATTGTCTAGGTAATATGACCGTCGCAACCGGCAGTTTGAGTGGAAGCACCTACAACAGCCGTGTATATGGTACAACCGGTGTAATGTATCATAGTGGTAGTTCATTTACTCCATATAACCAATTAACTGAAGCACAAGTGTTGAGTTGGACATTTGAAAGTATGGGTCCAACACAAAAAGCTAGTTATGAAACTGCTGCTTCAAACGCAATTTATACACAAATTGATCCTCCAGTAATTTCACCTCCTCTACCATGGTCACCAATACCTCCAACATTCGTTGTACAACCAGTTGGTGGCACAATTACAGCCGGTGATGATTTTACCTTTAGTGTCGAAGTAACTGGTAGCCTACCACTAACCTATCAATGGTACAAGAGTAGCACAGCTATCACAGGTGAAACTTCCACATCATATACAATCACGAGCGCTTCTGTAAGTGACACTACTTATTATAGCGTGATTGCATCTAATGCTGGTGGTAGTATGCCATCCAACACTGCCTATTTGACAGTCAATCAACCAAACTAACTAACAAAATAAAGTTATAACCTATGGAACAAAATCAAGTAAACCTATCACAATTCAATATCAACGAATTAAAAGCATATGCTTATGATGAGTTAATAAAGATTAACGTCGCAAACAACAATTTGAGAATTCTCAATCAAGAGTTATCTCAACGTCAACAACAAGGTGCTGCTGGCGCAGAACCTGTTGTAGCAGAACCACTAAACAATTAATATAGAAAGTTACAAACATATGGAAAAAAAGTTATCAGACCTAACAGTAGTTGAACTAAAGAGCCTAGCTTATGATGAACTAGCTCGTTTGGAAGCCGCACAATCAAATTTGCGTGTTCTTAACCAAGAAATTGGTAATCGTGTTCAACAAGCTCAACAAGGTAGTTTGACATCAGCACCTGAAGTTCAAGCTAACCCAGCTGGTTCAGTATCACTATAAAGTTAAGTACTTAAATCAAAAAAGGGATCCAATTAAGGATCCCTTTTTTTTAGCTCTTGTTGTTCAAATACCACTCATACGTTAACTTCAATCCAGTTCGTATGTTGGTCTTGGGTTTCCACCCCAAACTTAGTATCTTGTTGATATCCATTACTTTGGAGATCGTACCATCTGGCTTAGACGTATCAAAAACAAGTTTGCCGCTATACACAACGGTGTTTGACACCTCTTGGTACAATTCACCCATACTGATCTCAGTGCCTGTTCCAATATTAACGAAATCACCGCTATATTCGTTCATTAACAATAACAATGCTTCAGCCAAGTCATCCACATACAAAAACTCACGTTTTGCTGCACCAGTACCCCACATAACAATTTCTTGGGTATTGTTGTTTTTAGCAGTATCAAACTTTTTTAATAAAGCACTAATAACATGACTCTTTTCCAAATCAAAACAATCATTGGGTCCATATAAATTACATGGCATCACACTGATAAAGTTGCAACCATATTGTTTTTTATAATACTCACACATCTTTAACCCAGTAATCTTGGCCAAAGCATATGCTTCATTGGTTGGTTCTAGTGGAGCACACAACAATCTGTTTTCATTGATAGGAAGTGGATTTTCCTTGGGGTAAATACAACTACTACCCAAAAACAACAACTTCTTTACTTTGTGTACATAACTACTATGAATAATATTGTTTTGTATCTGTAGATTATCATAAATAAAATCCGCAGGATATGTTTTGTTGTAGTTGATACCACCTACTTTAGCTGCAGCCAAAAACACATAGTCAGGCTTAACACTTTCAAAGAAGTTGGTTACAGCCAATTGATTGGTCAAATCCAATTCACTACGTGTACGTGTAATGATGTTTGTATATCCCAACTTGGTCAACAAACGAACCAACGCAGATCCAACCAATCCATTATGACCGGCGATATATATCTTATCACTTTTATTCATTAAATTGGATCTCCATAAATGTTAAAGGTCTTGGGTGCTTCAGGCACAACTTCTTCTTCAATTACTTTAATAGCATATAGTTTGCTATCCAACGGAGCAAGACGATATTCGCCTTTGAACTTGGTTTCCATGAAATAACCTTCCAATGCTTCGGTTAATGAGTTATATACAATTTTACGTGGATCATTTTTCAATAACCATCTATCACCCGGAGGCATACGTGTTGCAATTAACTCAGACTGCTCAACAATTTTCTTTTCGTTCTTCATATTATGAATATAAGTATTTTTTATATAATACAACTCAAGTCAAAGCTTGATAATTGTTGATTGGTATATCTTTTTTGGTCAAAAAATCTTGATCCAAAATATCAATAGCCTTCTTTTTAGACTTGTAAAAAGCTCGGGTCAATACTTTAAGATCATGATCCTCAATATCATATCCCATCTTTACATACTTCACCAACCTCTTTAATGTAACACTCGGATAGTTAATACTATTTGCATTAAAATGAATAACATTATTGTTAATCTCATTCAACGCATTGTGTTCATAAACTACATTAGTACCATCATAAGCAATACAACACACATTGATATCAAATGACCTAAATAAATCTTCAATCGTATCAAAATACTTGAAACTCACACACTGAATCTTCCAATCATGTTCCATATAGGATATTACCATCGTATGATGCCACTCAGATACAATATAAGTCGTGACACTATACTTACCAGTTGATAAAGCATTGCTATTTAATTCAAGCAAATACTTATCCAATTGTTCTTTGTTCTTAAAAAACACATCCACATCACTATCACTCAATGGTAGTTTACGATAAGTTCTATGTAACGCACCCCCAGCAATCCAAGGTCCATCTGTATTACACTTGGGTAATACCTCAATCAAATACTCCAATGAGCATGCTGTGGGTAAATGCTTCAAAAAAGTATTCAAAGACTTTTTCTCAGTTTTGATTGGTACCACATATTCAGCTTGTGGCAGTTCTACGAATTTAACATCAGTTGACATAAATCTTTTTTAGTAAGTTTGGATAACAATTATCCGAATAATCTTTTGTGTTCTTTCCACTATCATAACTCAAACACGCACCTTGGTCAAGCACAGGTTCAAACTTGCGCTTGGTCTTATAAAACATATTTGCACTATTGTTTGCACAAGTCTGATAAAAATCACAACGTACACTCATGCACATACCAATATCATTAATCTTGATATTATACTTTTTCATAAAAAATAAGGGAGGTACTTTTACATACCTCCCTTTTAGTTATTCCTTGTTTCCAAGTAGGTAAGTATTGCTAATAGCCTTGAAACTAAACTCCCTTTCAAGACCACGAACAACTACACCTTCACGATCAACACCCATGTTCAATACACTCTTACCTTCAGCATACTTCAACATATTGTCCACCAAGTTTTCAGTGGGTAATACATATCCATACTTTTCAAGTACAGGTACCATAGGTACTTCAAACCTAAACAACAACCACTCCAATTCA